AGCATCTTCAAGGGTGGATTTACGAATTTTACCCGTCTTGTAACTCAATTTCATGCGTTAAATACGTCTGGCTCTTGCTGAATAAAAAGCTTCCCAATCCATTGAAATGAATGATGAGGGGAAAGGAGTGTTGTTTACGATCTCAACCTTTAGCTCTTTGTCGTTACGGCTCAACACAGGAAACCTAAAAGCACCGCTTTTGATTGGAATGGTGTCCAAAATCGCATCTCCACGACCTAAAGTGTAGTTGGAAAATTTATACACACTTTTATTGCGGAACGGGGCAGTAACTTCGATGTTAAAAGCTACTGTGTCGTTAAAGGTAAGACTTCCATTTTTAACTTGGAAACGACCATCTGATACAGCTACTTTCTGTCCTCCAGAAGCCAAACGAAGCGTGGGATTAGAAAACTGATACTTAAAATCGTAAGGAATACCGAACCAAAGCGGAGTAGTTAAGTGGTTCCCATCAATGGTTATTTTTGTGTTATCTCTTAATAACTCTTCATTATTTTCCACTCCGATTTCAACTAATTCTTTATTTTTAACTGGAAACAATTTTCCAGCTTTTACTGGAGGCAAAATAGTAGTGGAAGTTTGATTTCCCCGTCTCAAATATTTTTTTGTATCCAGTATCTTGAAAAACTCGTCCACTTGGAATCCATAACCATCAGTATTAGAAGATGGGGGAAAGTAAACAATAGGATACCATGTATCAACTTCCCAAGGGTATAGCGGAAGCGAAGAAGGTAAATTTGTTGAGTTAGCTAAACTAAGTGGTGGTGGTGGTGATATCCCTGTTGTTATAAAAAATGGGTTATCACTATTTGTTACCCTAAAATTAAATTGAGTATAATCTGGGTAAGGTTTTGATACCAAATAGTGTGTTAGGTAGTCTGTATATCTTTCAATAACCCAATGTATTGTATAAATGTTGTTGTATAAGCTGGGATAATAAGGAATAGCGCAGATACTACAAAAAGTGCCGACTGTTCTTCCAAATTGGTCAGCTACGGCTCCGTTAGTTGAATACCAATTTCTAGAACCCCTCCCAGCTAATGAAATAATAGGGGTTGTAGTGTTACCAAAACTCTGTAAAGCATACAAGTTTGTTGAAGTTCCCCTGTTCAATAAAATTTTACTGGAAATGTTATCAAAAGCTTTTTCAGTTACTAGATTGTCATTATTTGGGGAACCATCGTAACCGTAAACTGTTTCTTGCTCCCTGCCCCTTCCAACAACTGTTATTTCTGAATTTGTGTGGTAAGGAAGCACAAAAGAAGTAGTATCGTTTTCTGCGTTGTATTCTTTTGAAATTACTTTAGATTCATCTAGTTTTTTATCTAATTTGATAAACTCGTCATCAGTCACATCATTTGTGAGTTCTTTTACGTTTATAGATTCAATAGTTAATCCTCTTCTTGAATAATACAAAGAAGTGCCTTCACCTTTTGTAGTCTCATCTGCATTATCGACAACTAAATAAAGTTCATTTTCGATAAACTCTACATCCAAAATTTTTACATTTTCTGTTTCTGGGTATTCCCATTTAGACCAAGAAGATTGAATTTTTTGATTTTCTGCTGTGAAATACTTGTAAACATAAAGCGTTGTGGGAGCGTCTTCAGTCAATACAACAACAATTTGTTCGTTATTAGACGAAACAATTTTTCTAATGTTCCCAGCTAAATAGGATGGGATAACAGCAGTTACATCTGTTCCGTTAAACTCCAAAGTATCCTGTGTTACGAAGTATTCCATAATCCCTGAGAATTTTCCTCTAGAGAATGGAAAAAAAATGTTTTTACCTACGATAGTTGGTTTACTTAGCTGATCTACTGAAAACTCTGTAGTTTGCTGAATTGAAGCAGTTTTAGGGGTAAGTATATCCGCAGCAGTCATGTAAAACTGAGCCTCGTCTGAAAACAAAACCAACCTCTCAGAAAAAGGAACTGCGTGTTTAAGTATGGAAACTTTACTGTGCGCTGTGGAAACATCAATAGGGTCTGAATCCAACAGTGTGCTCATCTCTGTTCTGTAGAAATTATAGAAAGATGAGTTTTCAGAAAGAATTACATTTTCATCAGCCAAGAAACCGAGCCTAGAACGATACATAAAAATATCGTTAAGTTTCTTACCGACAAATGAGGGGTTTGGGTTAGAGGCTGGTGTTCCGGTTCCTCTTGCATCCCAATAATTTCTCTCCAAAAGAAAAGTTCCATCTGATTGACGGATCAAAGTGTGAGGCATATCAAAGGGAACAAGACGCTCTCCTTTTTCAAAACTAAGAACATTTGCACCTGAATATGTAGTAAGTCCAGCATCAACAGTATCAAAAGTCCAAGAAGTTCCGTTAGGTTTTCCGGTGACTCTTACTGAACCAGCAATAGCAGTAAATGTTCCTAAAACTTGAACAACTTCTCCAATATTAACAATCGAATTTGATACTCCAGTTCCCATGTTTACAGTTGCGGTAGTGCCGACTCGTGTAACTGTTTTACCTTGTAATGAAGCTGGTCGTGAAGAAGCAACTGTCCTTACTGTTCTATCTGTATTCAAAACAAATGTAGTATCCGCAACAGTAAACATTTTAATGTTTTTTTCCGGATTATGACCAATATAGTAAGATTGAGCAGTTCGCTCAAAATACCCATTTTCCGCCCAAAAAGGCTCACCTGAATTAAAGTCAGACGAAGAATAAGCCGACCCATTAAACGGAGGATAATCTTGACTTCCCCATGTTGTTATTGGAAGGTTTTCATTTAGAAGATCTAAATTTTCATACCTATTTTTTATGTTTACTTCTTTTCCGGTAATAATATTCCAAATTCTAATTCGTCCGTAATCTGATAATGGATCATAAAAAGGCTCAATGTTCCCGTAAAGAAGAACCAAATACCTTTCGTTACGATCCCTGTTTATAAAGTGGAGTTTAGGGTTATTTTTCTGATACGAATTGTTTGAAAGTTTATGTAGGAACTTAGAACTATTCCTTTTACTCAACCCTTCAGTAACAGAACTCATTCCGTTGATTTGTTCGTTCCCTTGGGTAACAAAACGCAAAGGATCGGCTTGTTGGCTGACACCATTTAGAAGGTTAGGAACATTTACGTTAATGAGAGACATAATCAGTTATCGGTCAAGAACTTGAGCAACGCTGTAATTATCAAAAACTGTGTGATCTCCGGTATCCGCATCAAACTCCTTCAAAACAACCAGAGAAGAGAGTTCATCAGCAGACAACTGACCAGCAAGGGTATCGCTACCAACAACACGAGTTTGGAACATCCTAGTAGCTTTTACCATAATGTAGTTTTTAGCTGGTTGGGGAAGATCATCCCAATCCAGAAGACGCACAACTTCAGCTTTCAAATCTTTATCGAAAAAGAAAGTGTGGTTCTTTCGGTCATACAAGAATCCGTTACGTTGAACAGCATCAATATCAATGTATTCGTAAGTATCTAAATCAATACGAACAATGTCAGAAGTAATTGGGATTTTGTTATCAACTGTCCGAGTAAGGGGAAACTCTTTTTCCGTGTTGAAGTGCCACCCAATAGATTGAACCGCACGGCTTACTTCATCAAGAGTAGCTTCAGCAATAGAGGCATCTACAGTCAGTCCGTCCAACTGGTTAATAGGGGCTTCCCCAATAGACATCAGCATTGAGTTAACTGCTTCAAGTCTGGAAGTAAGGGAAAGTGACATGGAAGTATTAAGAGCTAGTTAAGACTCATTTTCAAACAATTTTTTTGGGAGGGGTGTCCCAGAACACGGTAAAATGAGCAAAAACCGTATTAAATCTTGGGACACCCCGCCAATGTTAGGCCGAAGTGATGCGAACAACCGCTTCAGGACGGAGTGAACCGTGACCCATAGCGTATTTCGCAACCATCAGAGTTCCTTGGTGAGTGATCTGATACTCAGATTCAACAGCCAAATCAAGGAGCTTCACCGTGCCGATTGCGGCTTTGTGGCCGACAAGTGCGACAGTGTTAGTGAAGTTACCGTTGTAGTTGGTGTTGGTTCCGGTTTCCTGAGCACCCACGTTAGTCGTAGGAAGGTTGTTGCTCTTGTAGATGCGGATACCCGCAACCACGGCAACGTCACCATTCACATACGAACCAACAGGAGAGGGCTTGGAAGGAGCCGAAAGTTCCTGAACCAGAGCATAATACTCAGCGGGTTTGACCACAACGTAGCGACCATCCGAGGGGATGTT